CATTATCACTACCAGTGGTTGCAAGAACTTCTACAGGAATAATAACAGTGTTGAGTTTATTTCCACCATCTTGCACTTTCAAGTCACCAGTAACTTTGTGAACTTTATTTAATATGTTATTAACATTAGCATCTATAACTTGCTCTACCTTATCATCTTCTTTCGTTACATCCTCTTTCTTTTCACCATCAGCTCCAGTCTTTGCAATTTTCTCAGGATCTATTGCAATTAAGTTTTCTAATGGATTTTCTACCTGTTCTCCTTCTCCTTGTGCATCTGTATCGGTAGTACCTGTTGCATCTACCAATGCTTCATCTTCACCTTCTTGTTTAGTTTCAGTTTGACCTAAACCTTCACCACCACCTTTCTCAAACTTATCCACTTGAGAGAAATCTATAGGAGTAGCATCCTCTTCACCTTCTTTAGTCTCTTCACCACCACCATCTTCTTCTTCTTTAGGTTCTTCTATTTTATCAACTTCACCTTCAAGATCTTTCTTTATATTTTCTAATTGAGCTACGTTAGTTTCTGCCTCACTAGGTTTCCAAAGTTGAGAAACCCAACCACCAAAACCCATCAATGCTTTTGCAATCGTACTTATAACCTTCCATACAACCTTTACGAATGGTGCTATTTTATCATATGCTGATGATAAGAAAGAAATAATACCTGGTAATTTTTTAACAACAAATCCCATCAAAAGATATCCAAAGAAATTCATTACCCTATCTTTGATACTCATTACCATTCCACCAACATTACCAAGTACACTTGCTACAGGGCCTTTATTACCTCCCGCTTGTTCAATTTTTTTCTCAGCAGCGGCCCTTTCTGCCTGTAATCTTTGCTTACGAGTAAGAATTTTCTTCTTATCACCTAACTTTCCAAGTTCTTTAGTCTTGTCTGTTAGTACACTCCTAATATTAACAGCAGTTATTTTTAATTTTTTTACTTCTTGTTTCGTGGTCATTTATACATATATCCCCAATTTTTCTTTAGTTTGAAGAATATAGAAGTTACTCTCATCCTCTGCACCAATAATAGGTACAGTATCAGCCTCACCACCCAAGAAGTCAGCCTGTTTTTGTTGTGCTTGTTGAGAAATTGTTATAGGATCTAGAACTGTAGTTGTAGCATCAGCACTAGGATCTGTAAGAGCTCCTGTCTTATCAACCTTATTTGTAAAATTAAGTTGTTGTTCTTTACCTGCGACTACTTCTGCTACGGATTCATAATCACCCATAGCATCTTTTAGATTCTTCTCATCCTTACTCAACTTATTATCTCTCACCATCATACCAGCATCAATAGCAAGTGAAAGACCAGTTCCAACACCAGGAATCATAGACGCAGCACCAGAAGCCATTTCACCTAAAGCACCTTTCCAATCTGGTGGTTTAGACATTAATCTACCTACAGCAAATGCAGCACCTAAACCTAGTCCAACAATAGGGATCTTTTTAAGGAGTGACTTACCTCCTGCCTTACCTAAATTTTTAAGTAAACTTTTTCCACCACTTCAGTAATTTACCACCACTCTTTAATAGAGTCTTTCCACCTTTTATTAAATTCTTTCCACCTTTTATTATATTTTTTCCTAGTTTAAATAAACCTTTTGCACCAGGTATATTCTTAGCAAAATTCTTAATTGCAGACACACCATTCTTAATTAATGCCTTAGCATTTTTAAGCATTTTCGGGAGAGTTCTTTTTAAAAAGACTCTAGCCAGTCGTCTAGCCCTATTCAATCCTTTAAAGACACCATTAACAAACTTAACAAGTGCTTTAATTTTCTTGTAAATTTTAAATACAAGAACCCCACCGACAATAGCTCCTAATCCAATTAAAATTTTCTGACCATGATTTTGTAAGAATTTAAAGAACTTTGTAATTGCTTCATTATTATTAGCTAACCACGTTATTGCTTTATCTGCAATGAATCCTCCTGCTATGGCCGCGAAGAATCCTATAACTTTATCAAGTATGCCCTTTGCTGGTGCAGTTACTGTATCAAATGCCTTACCTATTGTACCACCGATCTTCTTAACAGCTTCTATTCCTGCTTCTGCACCCGTTCTTTTCTTTCTATCTGCTGTNCCTCTTAAAGTTGCTATCGAATCTTTCTCTTGCGTAATTCTATTTGCAAAATCTCTACTTAATGCATTACCAATATCTTGAAGTATTAAAGATACCTCTGCTATATCTTCAGTAGGTTCATTATCCTTTCTTAACTTAAGTATATTCTTAAGTTTAGTAATTTTTATCTCATTAGCAGAAACTCTTTGCTTTAATTCATCATCAACAGTATCAGGTACAAGTTTACTTGGATCTATTTTAGGCCCTTTACCTGGTAATNTACCTCCTGTAATAGGACTCACATACGTTGGATTTTTTGCATTTATCGCTGCNTTTACCTCTTCAAGTGTCTGTAACTTCTTTGGTCTTCCTCTTCTTTTTATAGGAGCAGCACCTTTTGCACCAAGAGAAGTTACTTTTGATGCCTTTATCTTAGGTTTTGATTTAGATAGTTTTGCTGCTTTAGCCACGTCGTTGTTGTGCTTTTAGGTTTTCTTCTTCAATGTATTGCTGGAGAAGTGAAACATAAATCTCTCTTTCCCAAGGAATCATGTTTTCCAACTCTGTTAAGCTATATTTATGGTGTTGCATCAGGGCAAAATTAGTCCGATAGTAATTCTCTAGACTCTCGTGAGCTAGAGCTAAGCGAAAAAACTTGCTAGACCCTCCAACATCACTTCACTTTTTACTTTAGTCTTTGGATTAAATACCTCAACTTTATGTTGTAGTTTAGGCATTGTATCAAAGAATTTTTCAATGTCCTTAAACTGTTTAGAGTTCATAGACTCAACAAATTCCTTCAATTCTTTTTTAGTACAGTCAGAAGCATCCCAAGATTCTTCTGCAGTATATACTTGATCAATACATTTCATAATAACTTCAAGAGATTGATCTACTTGAGGTTTATCAGTATCCAGTTCAAAATTAGTCTCAATAAATTGAGTCATAGATGGATAAGCCATCTTAACTGATAAATTATCATCTAATTTAATGATATCACTGTGGTCTGGATTCTTTTCAACTTTGATAGCATCAATGTCGATTTCCATTAGAACCTGTGTTTCTCCATCATCAGGACAGGTTACATTAACCTCAACAGTTTCACCAACAGATTTTGCACGAACATTTAAAAATAGATATTCAATATCAAACGTCGCCATTTTTTCGACTTTGATACCTCGTGTTTGAACACATTGTCCTATTACTGTTTTAATTGCTTCAGAAATCTGCTTTTGATTTTCAGATTCTAAGGCCATAATCAGAATTTTTTCTTCTCTAACTAAGAATGGTCTATATTTAACTTTTCTTCCACTAGAAGGCAATACCAATTCATAGACAGGGGTATTAATTTTTGGTAAGGGCATAATAAATCAAATCATTATATATTATATATACGGGTTTCACCGACTTTTTATTTCATTCTGTATCTATCGTATGCAAACTGAACATTTACCTTTACAAGATCAGCACCACCATATTGTACGGGTATTGAAGTCATTGACTTTGGAAAAGCATTTACATACTCATAAGTAATACTTTTCTTTGGATCTAGATTCTTTTCAAATTTTGTAATTGTTAATACTCCAGACTTGTATCCTATCTTATTATCTCTGTTCATAGGATAGTTTAATCTTCTATAATAATTGTTATCATCAGTACGGGTGATACCTCTAAAATTATCATCACCTGCAACATAATCCATCCATCCTTCAAAAAATTTAAGGACGTTATAATCTTGATCTACGTAAAATGAGAAGTCACTATCAACATATATTCTTGTATGTGCAAACTGTTGATTGATTCCCTGATAATTATCTTTAACTTCTGATGTAGCAAATGAACTGGTAGGTAATGTAGCCTCAGCACACATTATACCAACCTTATTACCATTTGCATAATCATTAGGCAAATCATAATATTGTTGAAGATATCTCTTTAATTCAAATGATATACCTGCAATATGTACCTGATATTGGTTATTCAAAGAAACCTTACTAAGATCCATCCTAGTAAGAGTACCCATTTTATATTTTGAAATAAGTCCTGCCACTCTAAATATAGTTATATTATTATATTTCTATTTAGTGTCTTACAAAGGAAGATATCAACCAAGTAACCCATTGAAGTACAAAGGTAACTTTCGAAACATAATTTACCGTTCTTTATGGGAACGTAAATTCATGGTTTACTGTGATAAAAACGAAAACATTTTGGAGTGGGGAAGTGAAGAAATATTCCTCCCATACAGATCTCCAGTTGATAATAGGATTCATAGATACTTTCCAGATTTTTATATCAAGGTTAAAGAATCAACGGGTCATGTTAAAAAATATTTAATTGAGGTGAAACCAAAAAAACAATGCGTAGAACCTAAACCTCAAAAAAAGAAAACAAAAGGGTATATCTACGAAGTTTATGAATATGCTAGAAATCAAGCAAAATGGAAAGCAGCAAGAGAGTATTGTGCTGACCGAATGTGGGAATTTAAAGTATTAACAGAAGACGAATTAGGTATCAAGTAATGGCTGATAGAAAATTTAGTTGGCAGAAAGAAAACCCTATTGCTAATCCAGCTAAATATGCTGAGATTATGGCCGATATTGATAGAAGAAACCCAACCAAACCTGGCCAATATACGGGTTTACCTGTTCCTGCAGATCAAAAAGAAGACAGACCTACTGATGCTAAATTAAATAGATTGCGTAAAGTTGTTGATAATATGACTGGTACTGAAAGTGCAGATGATTTGATGTTAGAAGTAATGAATGCATTGCGTGAAAGTGGTAAAGTACCAACAGCAGGAAATTATTATACCTTTGTATATAATCCCAAGACACCTAATATTCAATATGATCAAAATCCTTTAGTTGCAGTATCAAATGTGTTTAGTTGGGGGTTCAAAGGACTTAACTTTCACTGGGGTCAAATGAGACAATATACATGGGATGAGATCGCTGGTGGACTATATTTGGTCACTGCTGAAGAACTTCCAGACGCACAAGAGATACCTTTTCAGAATATCCGTATAAATAGATAATAAAACTGTAATTGTTATGGCAGAAGAGAACAAGACAACTACAACAGAAAATAAACTTACCGAACAACAGCAGGGAGATGTTGTAAAAGAATATGAATCTCTGATTACTGCTAAGCCAAAACCAGCAGCTCCAGAAAAACTACCTACAGGTTTAAGATATCCATATAGTACAGTAGATAATACTCAAGATTTTTTAAAGTTTACTATTTTTA